GACGAGGTTGGTCATCGTGGCGTCGTCGTCGGCGCCCTCGGCGACGCGGACGATCACCACCCGGGCGGCCCGCTGGAAGTCGCCGAGCTGGGCGTTGATGAGCTCCAGCTGCCCGGCGAGGGTGCCCTCGGTGCCGAGCGCGGTGACCGCCGCGGCGTCGTCGCTGAACACGAGCACCGGATCGTTGAGCGGGTACTGCCCGGCGTTGGCGCCGGGGGCGGTGCCAACGAGGCCGATGACGGCCATGTCGGCCTTTACGGCGGGACGCGGCTCATTGTCGAGACGCGTGATCTCGATCCCGAAAGTCGGGCTGGACATGGATTGTCTCCTTGGGAGGGGTCGTTGCGAGTGGTTGGGGGCGCGAGGCTTACGGGTTCGCCCAGGCGGGCGCCCCGGCGACCAGCTTGAGGACTTGCCCGTCGGTGCCTTTGGGGAGGCGCGTCAGGACGCCCGCCGCGGAGACGACCAGGAGATCGCCAGCGACGAGATTGAGCGAGGCGGTGAGCACCGAGCCGATGGTGCCCGGCACCCAGCCGGTGGTGGTCTTGTAGAGGACGTAGTTGCTGGGGGCGTCGGCAAGGCCGCTGACGCCCTCAAGGCTGGCGATGTTGTGGTTGTGGCCGGAGGCCGCCTTCCCCGCCAGCGCCGTCTCCAGCCCGGTGATCGCCGCGATCTCGTGCCCGTGGGCGGCGGCCGCCTTCCCCGCGAGCGCGAGGAGGAGGTTCGCCACGTCCACGTCGATCATGTCGAACGCCTGCTTCAGCAGGTTGACGTCCTCGGACACAAGGTTCGAGTTGACCGGCTTCGGGTAGCTGCGGTTGGTGGTGTTCGCCATCGCGACCCCCTTACATGACGGCCGCGCCGAGATCCCCGACCAGCGGGCGGGCAGCGGGCCCCCCGGTGATCGTGAGCTTCAGGCGGCCCTCGGTTGCGGTGATGCCGGTCGCTTCGAACTTCCTCTCGACCCAAGCCGGGTCGGTCAGGAGCTCGGTTGCCGACAGCGGCAGCGTGATCCAGTTGTCGTCGGCCTTGTCATACTTCACGTCCAGCGTCGCCCCTGAGGGGAGCATCGCCTTCATGTAGGAGGTGAGTTTGACCGCCGAGCCGAGCTTGAAGGCCCGGGTGACGTAGGTGCCCTCCGCGGCGATCTCCCCGGCGACGAGGATGACGGGCGCGAACAGCGTGGGCGACAGCTTCTCGGTCCCCGAGAGGACCGCCCGAAGCTGGACCGTTTCGGTGATGTACTCGGTCAGCTGCAAGACCTGATAGGGCAGCAGCCGGATGATCGAGGCGTCCGCGCGGACGATCTCGAACACCACCGAGCAGTCGGCGGACGGGGCCTCGACTTCGGCCCGGACCTGAAGGTCCGAGCAATCGACGAGCTCGAAGGTGCCAAGGCTCACGGTCTTGGTCAGCGGCCCGAACTTCGCGGCGACCAGCCGGAAGGTCAGGTCGTCGTTCTGATGCGGCGTCCAGGTCTGCGCGTTCGACGAGGAGAGCAGCACCCCGGTGGTGTAGGGCTGGGCGCCGACATAGCTTTGCAGGTCCGTGTCGAACCCGCCGAGGCTCGCGATGGACAGCGAGTGATCCGCGTCGTCGGTCTTGATGACGATGGCGCTGGGCCGATCCGCGGGCGTGAAGACCGGCAGGTTGTACCGTGCCGACTTCCAGCCGACGGCGGCCCCGATCATCGGCACGAACGCCTCGGCGATCACCTCCTCGTTGGGGATGCCGACCTCGACGCCGACCTGCTGAACCAGCAGGCTGTTCGTCTGCGCCCCGATGAGGCAGAGGTGCACATCGACGCCGACCAGCTGCCGGGGCTCGGCGGGCGTGAAGGTCTGCGCCAGCGGGTCGCTGCCGCCGCTGGTGGGCTGGCGGCGCCACCGCTCGATGGTCGTCACCCGCCGCATGGTGGTGGTGTTGATCACCCCCTGTCCGACGAACGCGGCCTCGGCCGTGGACCCGCCCGCGCCCTCGGCCAAGACCAGCTTGGAGCCGACCGGGACGTTGGACGGGATGGTGAAGTTGCCTTCGAGCACGCCGCCCCCGTCGGCCGCCGGGTCGCCCGGCGGCTTCACGTCGATGCCGTCGAAGGTCAGGGTGTCGAGGAGCTCCCCCGGCGCCATGCCCTCAATCCGGAAGGCCACAGCAATCGGCCGCAGGAACGCGGCCTGCTCCTGCCGCAGATCGACGACCTGGGTGGCCTCGGTGGTGACGACGAGGGGACCGTTGTTCCGCCGGACGCCCCGGTTGAACTCCACCGTCCCGGGGCTCGCCCACACCGTGTTCGAGACTTCCCAATAGTCGGCCGCGGGGGTGATCGTCATCCCGGCGGGCATCGGCAGGAAGTTCTGGTAGGGGTTGATCTTCATGCAGCCGGTTTTCAGCGCCTGCTCGAAGATCACTTCCTCGGTGTAGTTCAGCATCACCGGGGCGGCCAGCGTCGAGAGGTAGAAGGTCGGCGCGATGGCGAGCTCCATCACGCCGTCGCCGATGCTGGCAGTCTGCGCCTCGCCCAAGTCCCGGTAGAAGTCCGAGGTGAAGGGATCGACGAAGATGCCCTTCTTCGCGGTGGGCTCGCGGGCGTCGATGCCCGACTTGATCCGCTCCAACTGGATCAGCCGCTCATGGTCCATGATGCGGCCGAGGAACCGCCAGAGCTCGGCGTAGGGCACCGACCGGATGCCCGAGTTGACCACGCCCGGCTTGGTGAGCCAGTTGTTGGTGACCTCCGCCAGCGGGAGGATCGTCGCCGGAGCGACCGGCGGGAGGGGGCTCCTCCTGGCCGAAATGCCCTTGAGGTAAGCGACCCGCCCGTCCTCGTCGAGGCAGAGGAGATCGACGCGGGGGAGCTTCCAGTCGTAGCCGAGGATGACCGTCGTGCCCTCGACGCCACCGGCCGCGAGCGTGATCGTCGTGTCGGTGACGACCGTTGGCGTGACCAGCGCGAGGTAGCGGTAGGTGACGTCGTAGCTCGAACTGGTGGCGGGTTCGGCGCCGCCGGGCGACCAGTCGATGGTGTCGCCGACCTTGTTGAAGTCGGCGGGGCTCGTGTAGGTCGTGCCGCCCTGCACCACCAGCGAGACGGAGACGACCGAGTTGTTGGGGAGCGGGTCGGCGCCCCCGGCGACGCCCCCGCGGACGACCGTCGAGGTGATCTCGCGGGTAATCAGCACCGAGTTGACCTCGGCGATGGGGGCGTGGGCGACGGTGAACGTCTGCGCCCCGGCGCCCGCGGGCCAACTCTGGACCTCGCCCGCCACTTCTTCGATGTCGAAGTCCTCGGGCTCGGCATAGCGGAGCGCCTGGTAGCGCGTCCGCTTGAGGCCGTTGATGTTGGCCTCGCCCTCCTCGATGGAGAACTGCTGCGCGCTGCCCAGCTTGCCGAGGGCGGTGACGCGGCACCCGGTGACGACGTAGGAGCCGTGGGCCCCGAAGTCGTAGCCCTTGATGGCCTGCCGGAAGCCGTCGAGATCCGGCGGCGGCGTCTGATCGAGGATGGTGCCGTCCTGCAGGGAATAGACCGGGACGAACTGGCCCTGCCCACCGTCGTCGATCAGGGCCCACTCGATGCTCACCCGCTCGCGGGCGGCGCCGGGCTCGCCCTGCGCGATGGTGCCGTCCACCAGCCCGAGGAGGGTGGGGTCGTCCTCGTGGGTGACCCACTCGGTCGTCACTCGGACACCGATCTGCACCGAGCCGACCGTGTCCACTTCGAGGATCGCGGTCGCCACCGGCAGCACGTCGCCGCCGATGAACAGCTTTCCGGCGGTGAGGATCACCTGCCCGAGATCGTAGTCGACAATGGCCGCGGCGCCCTCCACCCGGTCGCCGTCCTTGGCGATCAGGCGGCCGAGCCGGTTGTGCCGACCCCGCGCAATGGTCTGCGCCTCGTTGAGCTCGGCGCCCTGAATGAACCGCTCGCCATCGCCGCCAAAGATCACGCCCTGCCAGTCGGGGCGGCCCTCGGCTCGGTCGAACGCTCCGGCGATGCCGCTCTTGTGCTCGTAAGCCATTAAAACCTCAGCATGAGTTTGAGCCGCTCCCGCACGGTGGCGCGGAGCGGGATGGTCGGGGTCTT